ATGGCCAAGCTTAAAGGTGATCAGCTGTCCTTACTAGATTTAGTAGATGATGATCAGACTCAAGATGATTGGGAGCAGTTAGCCGCCAAACTAGAAGATCTAAAATTTTGGTCGCTAAATTACAACGGGTGGTGTGGGGAGTTTGTAGTTACCCGCCGTCGCCTTGGTAAACTGTGGATTTACCTTAAAGTTTTCGATTTGGATGGTAATTGTCATTGGTCGGGGGAGTTAGATCAGCATGATAAGTACTTTGCTGATTTAGAGTTTGAGTTAATTTGTCGGCGTTTGGATTATCAGCTTAGAAAGGTAGCTACTGACACTCTTAAACCTCAAAACCCTACACCTTGTGTTCGTGGGCTGGTACCAGATGATATTACCCACGAACAAGTAGACCCATCTTACGAACTAACCCACGAACTAACCCACGAACAAAGTCACTGGGTCGAGGTGTATTCTGTAGTTCGCTCGTCTAAAACCTATAAATACTTTCGTTATTGCTGGGTTGATGGGGGGCGGCGGCGTTGCCAGCATATTGGATCGGTTAATTCTCCTACCGCGATCGCTAAAAAGGAATTTGCTCGACTTGCCATTGCCTCTGGTAGTTCTCCTTCCCAAATTGTCCAAAATCTAAAATCCAAAATCTAAAATTCTAGCTTTGGATTAATAGTTTAAGATTTTTCATTTGGTTGTATTGATAACTAAAAGTTATTAAATAATGTAACAATTTATTTACTGAACCCAGTAAATTATTTATACTTATTTCGTAGTTTATTAGTTATCTATGGTATCAATCAGAACACGCACAGTTGGTACCTTTGACCTAAAATTTCTCAACCTTGAGAAATTGGAGCGTAAGGAGGGTGATAAGGAAGATAGAGTTTGTTTGCACTTTGCATCAGAGATCTATTTTTCAACTAACCAAGGTGGGCGCTTGGAGAACCCTGATCAATCAGCTGCTTTAGGTTCTAATTGGAAGTCCAAGATGGCTCTTTCCAAATTAGAGAAGTATCGTCACCTTTTACGTATTGGTGGCTACTATAAGGTTAAAGCTGCAATAGATAGTTACCAAATTGGCACTAACTCTGGAAGTTGGTATGAGGTTTTAGAAATTGAGCCGATTTCCTCTCATCCTGAAATGCGCCAATTTGAACTAGAAGATGCTGTCGCCTAATTTTATAGCTCAAGCTCCGTCAACGCCTTACCCAACTCCCACGGTAGTACTTTCAGTTGGTCCTGAAACCGAGCCGGCTGATACTGTCACCTACCTCAATATGGGAATCATGCTTATAGAGGATTCCTTTACTCTCATGACTCCTCTTTACCTTTGCGTCATTCTTTTGGGAGTAATTCGTAGATATATTCGTGGTCGCATTTAGGAGGTGATATTAATACTTGAACTTACCCTCTCTCCGACACTTGCATCCTTCCTCGCCTACTTTATTTTTGGCGTTGTTTATCATGCTTGTTGGATTCTCCTTTGCATTTTCTGTGCCGGCTGATGCTCAGGATTCTGGTGAATCTCCTACTAGTAATGGTGCACCTACAATAACCTGGTCTAATTTGTCCATTCAGGATGGGGTTTACCCTGATGTTATGGGTCAGGTTTTGCCCATTGTAAATAGCTTTCTTACTAGTTATTTACCCTATTCTGTTGGTATTTTTGGCTTAGGTTGGTTTCTCCGTGGTATGGGCAGATGATGAACATTTTTTACATTGCTCAGTCTTCAACTGGGAATGGTCAATTTAGCCCTAGTGATTTCTCCGCTGGTTTGTCCCAAATGCAAAGCTGGCTACCGACTCAATTTTTTGAGTTCATTTTCCTTTTGTCAGCTGTTGCTCTGATTGCTCAACTTTTTAAATAAGGAGTTCTCCTGTGAAAATTTCTAAGTCTGTTAAAAAAGTTGTTCTTACTACTGCTGTTGTTGCTCTTACCACCTTTGGCTTAGCTGGTGTAGCTTCTGCTCAGGAGTCTGGATCTGACGATGCTGCATCCGCTTTAACTACTGCTACCACTGATTTTGGTACCCTCAATACTGTTGCCTCCACTGCTGAAACCATTGGTATTGGTTCAATTCTTTTTGGTGCAAGTGCTCTCATCATCAAACGTTATATCTATCCTTAATTTTCTCCTTAGTGCTATTTGTGGGCGGTTCTTGGTGGGGACCGCCTTTTTTGTAGGGGGTTGTATGCGCCGTCGGTTGTTTCCTTTATTGTCTTTTCTCCTTACGGTTTTCCTCACAATTTACCCAATTATTTTCCAATTTCCTGCTCAGGCTCAGGTTAGTTCTTTACAATCTACTGCTGCTGCTGAGCTTATTGACGCTGGATATGGTGATGTAGTTCTTGATACTCCTCCAGTTAGTACTACTGTTAATGCTACTCTTACTGGTGGTGGTGCTTCTACCTCTGTTTCTGGTACTTTTGTTGGTGGTACTACTTCGCCTTATTATGCTGCTGGTGGTATTGGTTTGATTGGACTTACTGCTGGTGGTATTGCATCTTTGCAGCAGTTAGCTATATCTAAATATTGTTCTGGTGCTGGTGCTACTAAGCCAGTATGTGGTTACTATACAGCTAGTGCTGTATTAGCTGAGGTTACTTATACTGGTCCTGTTACTTCAAATGCTCAAACTTTTGCGGGTCCTTCTGTTCAGCCTAATTGCACACCCCTGGCTACTAATGTAATTGATGTTACTATTAATGTTCTTTCTCAGTATTTAGGTCAGGTTTATCTTGCTGGTACTAATTGTACTGGTTATGGTGCTCTTAATAATGGTGAGTCTCTTGGGCAGCCTCAGCCTTGGGATAATTGGGATTCCGCTGACCGAGATGCAGCTGCTTCCTTACTTACTTCTAGTGATTACGCTAATAATTCTACTGTTACTGGTCCTTCTTCTGTTCCTCCTGCTATTGCTTCTGCTCCTTCTGTATCTTTTAATGCTCCTGGATACTATCAGCAGCCTAATGGTGATTTTGCTCCTGCTGCTTCTGGTCAGTCTTTTTCTCCTCCTGCTTCCTCTTCTCCTTCTTCCTCTCCTTCACCAACTAATAGCGCTTCGTCTGGTTCTTCCTCTCCATCTTCTAGTTCTTCTCCTTCTCCGTCTCCATCTTCTACACAAATTCCTCAATCTACTCCTGAGCCTACTGGATCGTCTACGCCTACCGCTTCGCCAACTTCTCAGCCATTGGGAACTTACCCAACTTATTGTAGTTGGCTTACTTCTAGTAATTCCTCTTTAAATCTTCCTGCTTCCTCTCCTGGTACTTCAGTTGATAATGGTGCTCCTGATTATCCTTATTCAGTTAATGGTGGTAACCAACAGTTTACTTGTCCCAATTTTTTGACTTACGCTCAGGCTAAATTGGCTAATAAATTTCCTTTTGATGTGATTGGTTCTACTAGTTGGATGCAGTCTTCTAGTACTTGTCCATCTCTCTCTTACTGGGGTGAAACTTTTCAGTTATGTGAAATTAATACTTTTGTTGGTGTTGTTCAGTATCCAATCTGGTTTACATTCTTAGTTCGGAGTATTCAGGGATTATGAACAGTTTTTGGGTTAGATCAGCAGCAGCCTTGGCAGTTTTCATTTTATTTTGTGGTGAGGCTGTTCTTGACCCTGAAGGGCTTGTAAATTTTGTGCTTTGTTCCATAGTTGATGTTTTGTTTGTTAGCCTTCCCAGTACTCCCACTGGCTATCATTTGGCTGATATTCTGCAAAGTTTTTTTAATCAGGTTAGTTGGTTGGGTGTTGGGTTGTTCGTTAATCTATTTCAGAATTTTTTTGCTCTTTTGACAATTGTTATTACTGTAAAAATGGTTAAACTTATTAGGGGTTAATTATGCGTTTTTCAGTTCCTAACTTAACAGTTATATTTGGTCAGTTTGGTAGTGGTAAATCTCTTTATTCATTACAAATTGCTTTGTATATTGCTAACCTATATCATAAACCACTAGTTACTAATTTTAAATTAGATCCTCAGGGAATTAGACAATATTGTATTAATAATAACTATCGGTGGTTTTTAGGTAATGGTAGGTGTATCTTTGTTGATTTAACTAAGCGTCCTTTAATTGATATTTTACGTCCTGATTCAGTCTGTATATTTGACGAGAGTGGAGCGGGTTTAAATGCTAGAAATTGGTCACGGGTGCCCGACGATTTTAACCGCGATTTAGTTCAACTTAGACACCTGAATATTCACTTAATTTGTGTATGTCAATTTCCTGAACAAATTGATAAGAATATTAGGGAATTGTCACAGCTTTGGGTTTGGTGTCGTGGGTTAGCTCAGTATGATTTTGGGTTGCGTAAGCCTAGATTATATTTTCGATTCTCGTATCATTATGAGCCTAAAGATATGTTAAGATTTTTCAATGATAATGATTTTAGGCTGAGTGAATTTAGATTATGGAGGGCTGCAAAGCTTGTATATTGGCGGTTTCTGCCTATTTATGTATTAATTGCAGAGATAAATAATCTTATATCTGCAATTAAAGTATATATCTCTGCGTTTGTTTTGTTAGCTAAAAATCGTGGTGATTTTGACTTTTTGAATTATTTAGAAAGGAGGTTTAATATATGTAGATGGAGAGTATCAATTGAGAGTTTATTGTTTAATTGTTTTGATACCACACATGATTTTAAACGTGGTCTTCCTGTTGAGAAGAAATTTAAATTTAAGGTCATTGATTACCAGGGTCAATTACCTGATACTAAATCTAATAATGATGATTGGTTGAGGGGGTTAATGTGATTTTACTTCGTGATATTCAACAGGGTGATTATACTTTTGATAAGTATAAGTTTGATTCTTTGATAGTTGCTCGTAACTTACTTGGTACCTCATTTGATAAACACGCTCAGAGGATTTTGAACTGTGCTAATTCTCTCCAGATGCGTGTTTGTGATGATGGTCATCTTCGGTTATCTCAGGCTATTTTTTGTCGGGTGCGCTGTTGTCCTCTTTGTTCCTGGCGTCGTTCTCAGGCTTGGCGTGGGCGTATTCTTAAAGTTCTTCCCTTTTTGGTTGCTCAGACTAACACTAGAGTTTTCATTTTTGCAACTTTTACAGTTCGTAGTCCTTTACTTTCTGAGTTGAGATTGGCTTTAGCTAAAATGCTTCGGGCATTTCGTAACATGACTTTAGCTCGTAATAACGATTGGCAGGCTGATGGTTATGTTAGGGCTTTGGAAATTTCTAGGGGTAAGGTTCCTGGATATTGTCACCCTCACTTTCACTGTATTTTGAGGATGAGGTCTGATTATCAGTCTATGCCTCATGACCAGTGGGTTAAGATGTGGCGTAAGTTTCTTAGGGTTGATTACGATCCTTCTGTTCGTATTAATTTTATTCGGGATTTAAAATCTAGTATCCCTGAAATTTTTAAATATGTTTGTAAGTTTACAGACCTTCGTGATCCGGAGTTTTGTATTGCTTATATGACTGCTTGTGAGAATATGCGTTTTATTTCCTTGGGTGGTTATTTTAGTCAACTTTTAAAGTCTGATGAGGATTTAGACCAGTCTGATTTAATTCGCTCTGGCTTAGATGAGTTTCTTTATGGGGGTGATAACTTTGTCAAATTTTCTTGGTTTCGTGAGTCTGAGCTTTCTTATGAGGGTAATGTCGTTTGGGCTTATCAAACAGGGTGA